AAGATTAGTGGCGAGGATGAAGATTTTAGTGATTGATCCACCTTCTGGTTGGAAGTATGGCTTTCCAAAAGAATTGCCACAAGATATCAAGGATACAAAGAAATGGCTTGTTGAGAATGGTTATCCGCAGCATGAAATAGATTCATGCGGTGATCATTTTTATTGTCGCTATTGGGAGCGAGAGGTAGATGAGTGAGGTTGAATCGTATTCGCAGATTTTTTGAATGGAAATTAGCACTTACAGTTGATTATTACTTTAAACCTTGGTATCCTACGCATTGGTTATGGTTAGATGCTTGGTTCAACAGTAAACATTATAATTTGGATGGTACACGGTACGAGGGTGATTGAATAATGAATAAACTTACAGTAGAGCTTGAGTGGGATGCAGTTGATAGCATCGTCGTACAGGCTTTAAAGAAGCAGTATAATGATCTCAAAAAAGATATTGACCGTAGGTTAAACGATGAAGAAACTTTCGGTAGCTTTTTTTCAGATAAAGTTGAAGACATTGCTGAAATCCAAAAACATTTAGATTCGATTAAAACCGTGTTGTCGTATAACATGAACTGTAAAGATTTTGAGGAATGGAAGAATGAAAATCTTTGACCTTGAGCAAGAGATCATGAAGGCTTGGCATGTTGTAGATGACATTCAACTTCTCAGTGAGAATGTCATGGAAACAGATATGTCTACTGATGATATTGCAAATGCCCTTATTGGACTGGAGAGTATATATAATATGAGATTCCAAAAGGTCTTTAATATGTTTGAAGACCTCTGCAAAGAATATCATGCAATGAGGAAAGAAAATGAAAAAAATACTGTCGGCACTAGTCATTACGCTGACCCTCTCAGCGTGCAGCCTCAGTGATGTACTGCCATCCTTCTGGGATGACAATCAGAGCTACAAGATCACTGACGTTTATACTAAGACCGTACGTCTAGACTGCACAAAGCCCCATCTCGCCCAGATCGTAGAGATCAGAGATGATTTGCTCTGGTTTCAACTATACTCAGAGTCTAAAGGGATGCTTCAGCAGGACGTAATTAAGCTCATAGAGCCCATGCAGAGGACTGTTGAGGACTTCTATACTAGAAGTTTAGAGAAAGAAGGATCTAAGGCTTACTGTGAGACAAAGAGAAAGATTCTAATCACGCAGGCTAAGAAGTCTGCATCAGCTGTAATGTGGAGGTTCTAATGCAGTTCATTGAAGATCTCGAAAGACTTGCTACCTGTGGCGATTCTTGGGCAGAGGAGAAGGCTAAGCTAGCACAGGGGTTATATAAAGACTTTCAGAAAGGCAATCTAACCGAGGATGAGTATGCCGAACTGATGGAAGACCTTGTACGTACGGACGAGATCGACGCCGCGGAAACTTCAATTGAAATTAAGTCGATGCTTGTTGGTGCAATTATGATGGGAGCAAAACTTGTATAATGAAAACAGTGATAGTAACTGGTGGCTTCGATCCCTTACACTCTGGTCATATTTTGTATTTTAATGAAGCTCGTAAACTCGGTGACAGGCTTTGGGTTGGATTGAACTCGGACGACTGGTTGACTCGAAAGAAAGGGCAACCATTCATGTCGTATCAAGAACGAGTTGAGATTATTCGTAACCTCAAGGTAGTGGATCGAGTTATTCCTGTAATAGGTGATGATCAAAAGGATGATGCAACTGGAGCTATTTTCTATGCTCAATCCATCGGCGCCGGCGATGTTGTTTTTGCAAATGGTGGCGATAGAGATGCTTTGAACTCACCAGAAGAAGATTTCTATAAGCACGACACGACTGTTAGTTTTATGTACGGTGTTGGCGGTAACTTTAAAAAGAACTCCTCGAGTTGGATTCTGAATGAATGGTCTACACCACGAACCGATCGTTCTTGGGGTTATTATAAGGTGCTACAATCAAACAGCCCAGAGGTGAAGCTGAAGGAACTGGTTGTGAATCCAGGATCATCTCTCAGTATGCAACGGCATAAGGATCGAGCCGAACACTGGTTCGTATCCGAAGGTACTGCCACCGTGTATACAATTGATGCGTCGTCAGATCTTGAATTGTTGGATACGCTCGAGAAGCATCAGTCTATCCATATTAAGAAAAACCAGTGGCATCAACTCTGTAACAAGACAAATGAACTAGTTAAAATTATCGAAATTCAATATGGCGATAATTGCATCGAAGCAGATATAGAGAGGTTAACATGGACGACGAAATGAGAATCGAATGGATGTGGCAAGCATTCCGTCAAGAAAACGACAATCCAAATATGGAAGAATTTATCCGTATGGTATCACGAGAGTTTGCCTGTGATCTACAAGAGGCACAGCAGAAAACATCTCACCTATTACTAATTGATTAAAGTTTTATTACACAGCAGATCTGCATCATAAATATTTTTGAGGCATCTGGCCTCAACACACAGGAGAAAGAAATATGTATAAAACTCTAATCGCCGCTGCAACAGTAGCGGTTTTTTCTATTGGTGTCGCCGAAGCTCGAGACCAAATTCGTACCGTGGGATCATCCACGGTTTTTCCTTTTGCAACAGTAGCAGCAGAACAGTTTGGAAAGACTACTGCTTTTAAAACACCAGTTATCGAATCAACAGGTACGGGTGGCGGTATGAAGCTATTCTGTGCTGGTGTTGGTATTCAGCATCCAGATCTTACAAATGCAAGTCGTGCAATTAAGAAGGGTGAAGTAGAAAGATGTAAAGCAAATGGCGTGACACCAATTGAAATTAAGATTGGGTTTGACGGTATTGTAATTGCAAACTCTAAAGAGGGCATACAAATTTCGCTCACATTGAGAGATATTTTCCTAGCGCTCGCCAAAGATATTCCAGACGGTAAGGGTGGACTTATTCCAAATCCAAACAAGACCTGGAAGGATGTACGGTCAGATCTCCCCAATCAACGTATTGAAGTTCTAGGTCCACCACCAACTTCAGGTACTCGGGATGCTTTCGTGGAGATCGCTATGGAAGGCGGAGCTAAACAAATCCCTGAACTCAAAGCTCTGAGCAAATCAGACAAAAAGAAGTTCAAGGCAGTGGCCCACGGAATCCGTGAGGATGGTGTGTTTATTGAAGCAGGTGAGAATGACAATCTTATCGTACAAAAGCTAACAAGCAATCCAAATGCATTTGGTGTGTTTGGCTTCAGCTTTTTAGATGCTAACACTGATAAGATTCAAGGGGCAACCATTGAAGGCGCACAACCAACATTTGAAAACATTGCAGGTGGCAAGTACAAGGTTAGCCGTTCACTGTTCTTTTACGTGAAGAAAGAACACGTTGGCGTTATCCCAGGAATCAAAGAATACGTCCAGCTATTCATTAGCGATAAACTCATTGGTGATGAGGGACTAGCAATTGAGAAGGGTCTGATTCCTCTGCCCGTTGAGGAACGTCAAAAATTAACTAAAACGGTTGACAAACTATAAATAACATGCTATAATGACAGGGAGGGTAAAACCTCCCTGTTATATTTTTTGGGATAGAAGCATGGGCAATGAAAAAGTAAAAACCAGATATATCACAGCATTTTACAGTATATTTCTAGCAAAACATAAACGCATTGAAGAACGTATGGGTCAGGGTATTGCGAGTGAAGATGATATCAAACAACATGCACAGTTAAGCAAGACTTTGGCTAAAATTGAAGCGCAGGAAAATGGCATTGATATAGCAGAAAAAGATGATGCAACTCTTGCCCGTGAACTCTTGAAACAAGCAGAAAAACTCACACTCCAGGCTTATAGGCTAGATCCTTCACTCGATCCGTCAAAAAAGCAGCATAAATCTATTTACATTTGATGTAATATATAATAGAGTAAATTATTATTAATCGTGGAGTTAAATTATGGCACGTGGAAAAAAGTCTTCCGGCAAGCATTACACTTCTAAGGGCGAGCGTCCTAATTCGAACAAAAAGATTCAGAATGCAATCCGAAAGGATTACCTTGCAAATGATCTTGCTCGTAGTATCAATCAGCGAGATGCTTGGGAGAAGGGTAAGAATGTAATGCTAACTGTCGCAAACCCAAATCAAAATGAAACAAATAAGCGATTCATTCGTATTCCTGCTACTCAGGTTTGGGGTAAGCCAGGCAACAAGTATCGGATGAAGGATTCAGGTATTACGGAGATTAAGGTATGAATCGGGATGAACTGAAAACCACTCTGCTGGGTGGAGTGTGTGATATTCGTTTTACAAAGGTCGATGGTACAATACGTGAGATGCGTTGCACTCTCAAGTCTGATCTCGTACCAGAAACTGAATCCTCAGATAAGGAACGAAAGGTTAACGAATCTGTTCTACCAGTCTGGGATCTTGACAAAGAGGGATGGCGTTCATTCCGAATTGATTCTGTAATTGATGTACAGCCAGTGATGCTATGAAGTTTACAGTAACAGGACTTGAGGATAGTACCGGTCAGATTAATACTGACGGTGATGTCGTAAACGCAAAGGGTGGTACAGAGATGATGAAGGAGGGACTTATGTCTCGCCTTGATCCAGAACTCGCAGACCATTTCAATATCATCTGTTCGCGTGTCAGAGATATTAGTGAGGATAAGAAAAACATCCTCTGGCTACACGATACCTGGAATGATCCAGAGGCACAGCATCTCTCAAATGAGGAAGATCGTAAAAGATTTGATAAGCTGGTATTCGTTTCCAATTATCAGTTTCAGACCTATCATCTTGCTCATGGCATTCAATATAACGAATCAATTATTTTAAAGAATGCAATTGTACCGATTCCAGAACATCAAAAGCCAAATGATGGTGTAATTAATCTCATTTATCACACAACACCACACCGTGGACTAGAAGTTCTGCTGCCTGTTTATGAATATCTTTACAAGCATTTCGGCGAAAAGATCCATTTGGATGTATATTCATCATTTAATATTTACGGGTGGCCACACCGAGACGAGCCCTACGAAAAGATTTTTGAGACCTGTCGTAAACATCCAGGTATCACCTATCACGGTGCTGTTTCAAATGACGAGGTTCGAGAGGCTCTTCAGAAGGCACATATCTTTGCATATCCAAATATCTGGCCAGAAACCTCATGTATTGCACTAATGGAAGCGATGAGTGCTGGGTGCGCGATTATCTGTCCAAATCATGCCGCACTACCAGAAACAGCTGCCAATTTTGCACTGATGTATCAATTTAATGAGGACGGAAATCATCATGCAAATGTGTTTGCCCAGCTCTTGAATGCGGTGATCGAATCATTCTGGGCTGATGATCATCAAGGTAAATTGCAGTTTCAGAAGTTCTATGCAAACAATTTTTATTCATGGGATGCCCGGATTCCAGAATGGAATGCTCTTTTAAAATCAATGAAATAATCTATTGACTTGTACTGTTAAATATAATAGTATGGTTGGATGATTAAACTGGAGAGTATCTATGGCTCAACGTGCAAGTAAAAGTCTACTGAAATCGGCTGGTAAAAGAAAAATCATGCCTCGTACTCCAAAGCACTTTGATGAAAAATATTTGGGACCAGAACCGAGTTGGGGTGATGATATTGCCACCTCAAGTCAAATTATGAATGCCTACAGTTGGTATAATTACTTTTATAATACCAAGGAAAAAATCAAGCTTTTATTCGATCACTATCCGCGTGATAAAAAAGAAATCCGCCTACTGAAACGACTTCCTGACTGGAAAATTAATTCGACCTGCTGTTATCAGGCTCGGATGATGTCAAATGGCTGTAAACTGCCAGAGTCTTCTGTAAAGTATTTTAATGATAATATTGATTTACTACTGACAGAGGCAAAAAAGATCCAGGTCGAAGAGAAGGTGGAGGCCAAAAGTAAAGTTACGGTTTCTATCCAGGACAGAATCAAGGAACAGATCAGTGAATATATTGGTGAAATTGAGGAACAGGTAGACCTGTTTATGCTCGGTAAGTATAAAACAGATTTCGATATGTATAAGTGGCTGCAACACAATAATGTAAAGTCTCAGCAATCGAGTGTTATCGCTGATTACTATCGTCCCTGGTTAAATGAATTGCACGAGGTAAAGGAAAACACCTGCAATCAATTAAAGGAAGGATATTCACATTTAAAAAAAGCCGAATTGAATCGGTTTATTGACTTCCTCACTGGTCTGATAGATGATGCATCAACTTGGGGTGCTAATCAGAAAACGGTTCGTAAGACTCGAGCAAAGAAACCACCGTCCATTGAAAAGCAGGTTGCAAAACTCAAGTATCTTACCGAGAATAAAGATTATAAGGTGGTCAGTGTGGCACCTGCTAGTATTATTGGTGCAAATCAGTTGTGGGTATTCAATGTAAAGTATCGTAAGCTCACATTATACAATGCCATGGGTCCAGCTGGTTTTTCTGTGAAAGGAACTACCTTACAAGGGTATGACCCAGAAAACTCAGAATCCAAGACATTACGTAAACCAGATGATGTATTACCTCGTGTACTGAGTGGAGGTAAACGTGTTCTATCAAAGGTTATGGGTGAAATAAATAGTAAGGCATCTGAGCCAAATGGTCGAATCAATGGAGACACGATACTCTTACGTGTAGTGAAGTAATGGAACAAGCAAATAATGTCTTTGAATTTCCGAATATTGGAAATATGCCAAAAAATGAAAAGCAACTGAGTAGTTACTTTGAAGATAATAAGAAAAATTATATCGATCATATTGTAGATCATTATAGTTCTCAATTGGTAAATAAGATCGGAATGCACGGGTTCGACATATACAACGACAGATTCAGTGCTGATTTTTCCTGTACAGTCGAGATATTTCGTGCATCACTCTATCGTAGTCTACTCATACCTCACGCATTGACTCCATTTATGGATGAAATGATCGAGAAACTCGAGTTTGAGGATGACGAGGATTTTGTTGACTTTTAACCACAGTTGTGGTAGTATATATAGAATATGATTATAACTGAGATGAATTATGATTCTTGTTGACTTAAATCAGGTGATGATTTCAAACCTGATGATGCAGATTAGCGGCAAAAACGTTCCTATTGATGAGAACCTGGTCCGCCATATGGTACTCAATTCTCTACGGCTCTATCGTCAAAAGTTCGGAGAGAAATATGGCGAACTGGTAATTTGTTGTGATGACAAGAACTACTGGCGCCGCGACCTATTCCCATACTATAAAGCTCATCGTAAGAAGGATCGTGAAAAGTCTGGTTTGGACTGGCACACCATCTTCGAAGTACTGAATGGTATTAGGGACGACCTCAAGGAAAATTTCCCGTATAAGGTTATACAGATTGACCGAGCAGAGGCAGATGATATTATTGCATCTCTCTGCCATCAATACGGTCAGCTTGGTGTTCAGAATGGATCAGCAGAACCTATCCTTATCCTATCTTCAGATAAAGACTTCGTGCAGTTACAAAAATATGCAAACGTCGAGCAGTATAGCCCGATGCAAAAAAAGTTTGTGACTGTATCCAATCCAGCTCGATATATCCATGAACATATTCTGAAAGGTGACCGCGGCGATGGTGTACCAAACTTTATCTCACCCGACGATGTATTCGTAGTTGGTAAGAGACAGAAACCTCTTGCATCTAAAAAGATTGATGCATGGAATGGTATGGAACCAGAAGAGTTTTGTAATGAGGAAATGCTACGTGGTTATCGTCGTAATCAACAGCTTGTAGATCTCGACTTCGTACCAGAGGATATTCAAAAAGATGTGATTGAAAAGTTCGACGATTATAAATTACATGGTAGGGATAAGATGTTCAATTATTTTATCCAGAAGCGTTTGAAAAATTTAATGGATATAATCCAGGAGTTTTAAGATGGCCTATAAAGAAGGCGTGGCTGAAATCCTTGACCGGGTTTCTAAATTAAAAACAAAGAATGAAAAGATTGAAGCTCTACGTAAGGGCCATAATGTAGTACTTGAAAATATTATTGATCTTTGTTTCAATCCAAATCTCAAGTTTATGTTACCACCCGGTGAACCTCCGTATAAACCACAACCAAAAGCGGCTGATTGCCAGGCAACTCTTTACGCGAACCTGCGTAAGTTTGGTATTTTTCTTGAGTCTGGTCCTTATCCGAACATGAGACCATATCAACGTGAGTCTCAGTTCGTACAGTTTCTTGAGGCACTCGACCCAGATGATGCAAAACTAGTCGTGTCGATCAAGGATAAAAAGATGCCCTATAAGGGTATCACACGTAAGCTTTTTGAAGAAGCATGGCCCGCCCTAGCATCAACTTGGAAGGAAAATGGGTAAAACATTTCGTCGAGAAAAACGTTGGGATGACGAACCAACTGAATTCAGAAACCAAAAGTCTAAAAAGAAATTTGTGAAGGAAAAGAGGTCAAAGAATAAACGGCCTCGTGTGAATGAACATGAAGAATCCGGACAAGACAGCGTATATAATCGGTAACGGTGGGTCTCGTAAGGGGTTTGATCTACTCTTATTAAAAGGTAAAGGCACGGTCTTTGGATGTAATGCCCTGTACCGAGATTATCAGCGATCCACTCCTAAATACGTATTGCCTGACTATTTGGTTGCAATCGACAATCCTATCATTACTGAGATTGAATCATCGGACTTTCCATCCAGTCGGGTACTCATACCGCCTGAAGATGAGAAATGGGAACCGGTGGAGCTGCACTGGGGTCGTGCTGTAAATAAGCAATGGGATCCACAACGACCACGATCAAACGCGGGTATGAACGCCATACTTGAGGCTATAAAGTTGGAATATGAAACCCTATATGTATTTGGGTTTGATTTTCTAGTGGTCGATCAGAACACGGCTATGTCGAATCTCTACGATGGTACTGATTGTTATGGATTGGAGACAAGAGCAAATCTTAACGATACACGTAATCGTATGAAGTATCTAGGTTATGTCATCGAAAACAATCCTAAGACTAATTTCGTATTCTGTTATCCAAAGGAAACAATTGCCGGTGGGATATATAATCCACAGGCGGAAAATACCTGTATCACAAGTTTTGATGACTTAATCTATTTACTTTCGGAGTAAAATAATGTATGATAGTATCATGATCGGACTTTTATTATTTGCTCTGGTCGGATTATCATTTTATGCGGGTCATCAATTCGCGATACCGCGTGTAACTGAGATGGTACTTATGGTATTACATAATGACAGAATTATTCGACTTATTGAACTCGAGGACGGTGAAGTCGAAGTTTACAGTGGTTCAAAGTTTTATAACAGCGAAACTGATAGCGTATGATTGAAATATTAATGGTCGTGTTTTACCTCGGTAAGGTCGAGGTCGTGATGAGTGCTGAACGGATGTATGGTGTAAAAACACTTGCTGAATGTCAGGCGATAATTCCCGAGGTGAGATCTAGAATGGCAGATGGTCATCTGATTGAATCTATGGAATGTGTGAAGGGTGATATTATTAATCCAATAGGTAGATCATGAATATCTTTGTACTCCACAAGGATCCCAAAACTGCGGCACAGATGCATTGCGACAAACATATCCCAAAGATGATTGTCGAATCAGCTCAGATGCTGTCAACTGCTCACCGACTACTTGACGGCGAGGAATATCTCGCTCCATCCAAGTCAGGTAAGCGGATGGTAAAACACTATCGTCTGTCTGAAAATAATGATCTGATTTACAAGGCAGTACACGCAAAACACCCATGTACAATCTGGACCATGCAGTCACATAATAACTATCTGTGGCATTATCACCTCTGGCGGTATCTAGCTGAAGAGTTTGAGTATCGTTTTGGTAAACTACACGCATCGTGGGAAAAGCTCAAGGATGTTCTCTACGATACACCACAGAATCTCGTTTATGGTGATATGACACCACACGCTCTTGCGATGCCTGATGAATACAAGGTCGACTGTCCTGTGCAGTCATATCGTAACTACTATCTTGGTGAAAAGACTCGATTTGCAAAGTGGGACAAGGGTCGTCCTGCTCCAAATTGGTGGAATGAATAAATACTAGTATTGGGAGGTATAATGCCGATATATAACTTTATTGATGACAGTACTGGAGAACAGTTCGAAGAACTGATGTCTATGTCGGAGCGTGAGGCATTTCTTTCCGATAATCCAAATATTCGACAACTTCCACCTGACCGCATGAACATCATTCATGGCCAACGCTATACTGGTCTGAAGAATGATGGTGGGTTCAATGAGCAGATGTCTCGCATCGCTGAGGCTCATCCCACGAGTGAGGTCGCCAATCAATACGGTGATAAGTCTAGCAAGGCTGTAAAGACCCGCCAAGCAGTAGAGAAATGGAGGGCTAAGCGGTCTGCTGACCCAAATAAATGATGATAACCCAGAAAGGTTATTCATGTCAAATCTTGCTTATCTTAACGAAAACGTAAACTTTTTTGATGAGAGAATTACAAGGAAACAACGAAAGGCTAAACAGAAAAATGTTAAAACAGGTTTGAAACTCAAACACATCGAACCTAAAACACATAACCAGGTCCGTCTCTTTGATGAGTATCAGAGCGGAAAACACCTTCTCTTGCAGGGTGTAGCTGGTACTGGTAAGACATTCATCTCGTCATATCTTGCCATTAAAGAAATTCTCTCCCATCAGACAGATAAGCATAAATTAGTCATTGTCAGATCGGTAGTTCCCACTCGTGATATGGGGTTTCTACCAGGTAGTCAAAAGGAAAAACAGAAGGCTTATGAAGCACCTTATTATTCAATATTCACGGAACTTTTTGGTCGAGGAGATGCCTATGAGTATCTTAAGGGACGTGGTATGGTGGATTTCATATCGACTTCATTCATACGTGGAATCACTCTCAATAATGCTATTGTGCTTGTTGATGAGTGTCAGAATCTGACTTTCCATGAGTTGGACAGTATTGTCACACGGATAGGTCAGGATTGTCGCATTATCTTTGCTGGAGACTTCCGCCAGAGTGACTTAGAAAAGGATTCTGAGAAGAAGGGTCTGATTGACTTTATGAGAGTGATACGATCCATACGTGGTTTTAGTTCAATACAATTCGAAGAGGATGACATTGTGAGGTCCAAATTGGTTAAGGACTATATCATTGCCAAATTAGAACATGGAATTTATACATGAAGAGCGGTTTCAGCCGTTCGAAATAGAAGCTATTATGACAGAACAGGGTCGGAAGTATTGGGTTCCTGATGCTTCCGAACCCTATGAGTCTGTCACTACAGCCCTAGGTAATCAGCCTGGGAAGAAACAAGCAATACAAGAATGGCGGAATCGAGTTGGGTTCGAGGAGGCAAATCGTATCTCTCGTATCGCCACCACTCGTGGGACGGCCGTGCATAGTATCATCGAGGACTATTTAGATAACAAACCCGACTATCTCGAGAACCGTATGCCTGATGCAGTGGTGATGTTTAAGACGCTCCAGCCCATACTTGATAAGGCAATTTCAAAAGTATATATGCAGGAATCTCCCCTGTGGTCGCATAAATATAGGTTAGCGGGTCGTGTAGATTGTGTAGCGGAAGTGAATGGTAAACTGACTGTAGTTGATTTCAAGACTTCGATGAAACCTAAGAAGAGGGACTGGATTACGGACTATTACCTACAGACTGCGGCATACTCACATATGATTCACGAACTCTATGGAGAGATGCCAAGCCAGACGGTCATCTTCATCGCAGTCCAGGATTCTACCCCACAAATCTTCGTTGGTGATCCAAACGTACACATACAACACAGCTTTTTCAAGGAACGATTATGAAATACCTTCTAGCCACAATATTCTTATTTCTTATATCATCAATAGCATCTTCTGCTCAATTAATTCAAAAACCAGTCATATGTGGATCATTTGCCGATATACAAAAGGAACTGATCAAAAACTATGGTGAAGATCAAAAAGAAATCATAGGAATATCAGAACAAGGACATATAGTCCATATCAAACTCTATAGTGATAAGACTTATTCAATAGTAGAGATGCACGTGTCAGGTATGGCATGTCTACTAGGGGCAGGAGAACTGATAGCAGTACCAGGTTCTACCCTATAGTATGCGTAAAGACGGTAGATTACCGTCCTTGTCATAAGGTACATGAGAGGACGGTAGATTACCGTCTTTAGGAAGGCTTCCTATCTCGTAGAAAACACGTTTATTTCGTATATGCACGGTGTATCGCGGATGGAGGGTAGTACTGATAGCGGGACCGT